CATCAAAGATCATCAAGTGGGCACGAGAACCGGTCATCTGTCCGGTAATACCCACAGACTTTACACTGGGAGCCTGGTGGGGTTTCGCGGGGCCGACATGGAAGCTGATGCGGGACCATCGTTGATCGGAGTCTTTTGGACCTAGGAAGTTTAGCCATGGGATGTCAATGATGAGCTTTTGACAGAAGATACTAAAGCTATCTGCTCGTTCCTTACTTGCAGAGATAACCATGATCTTCTTGTCTGGGTCATTAAAGAGCTCCCAGAGGACAAACGCCGCCGTGATCCAACTCTTACCCACGCCACGGAAGGCCGAGATCTGAAGACGTTTAGGACCGTGTTGTAAGTAGTCAGCGATTGCAAGCTGAGCACGAGTAGGCTTAGGAAGATCCAGCTCGCGCCATACCAGGGTGAGGAAGACCTTAAAATCCGTCTGGATTCTAGATTGTAGTTCTTCAAGGTTCATAAGAGTGCGTTAGAGGTGCCTAGAAGGGCCTAGAAGGCCCCTCCAGTATCATTTACGTCTCTTCTTAGGGAAACCGCGCTTCATCGCGCTGTAGGCCTTTTTAGAGACAGTTGAGTTCTTCTTGGAGCGGGAGGTACCCGCCTTCTTTCTTTTGTTGATGTTACGGTAGAGGCTCATTTCCGCTTACCACCCTTACATCCTTTACCTTTGGTCTTTTTAGTGTGAGCCATGATTAGCAGTTCCAACGTTTACGAGCGGCCTTACCGCGCTTACCAGTCCAACCACGGGACCGAGCACAGAAGGACTTTTTACGGGCAGCATCTTTGCTACCGGGTCTGGGCTTACCGGTGACAGGGGCCTTGAGATTGGACCCCGTCTTCCGGTTGATAGAGGCACGGCCTTTAGCTGTCAGTCCGCCTTTTTTGGACTTACAGCCATTCTTGACACCGCACCCCTTCATTGCCCCCTTCTTCTTGGAGGCCATAGTTATCAGTTACGGATAGAAGTTGCGTTACCGATAGACTGAGAGTCTACGGCGCGAGCACGAACCTCAGCAGCCCGGATGATGTCCAGGACGTCATTGAGTTTAGTTGCCGTGGTAGGACCATCAGCTGCATCAGCTACAGACTCATTCAGAGCTTTGATAGCAGCCACTGCAGTAGCATCGAGAGCCCGATCACCACAACCACCACTGAGGAAGTTGTAAGCACGGGAGTTCTGGGAACGAGGAGTTTGAACAGTCATTGTTGCAATAAAGCTTGTTGGAATACACCCAGGAACGGATCGGCAGATGCGGCAGCCTGGAACTGCTCTTGTCGCATCTGGGATGGTCCAGTATCCGATCCAGTTGGATTTTGGACAAAGAATTGTAGCATGGGGTTGAGATCTGACTCTTTACCACCAGCCATGCGATTCTGGATCGCCATCTGCTGGTACTCCTCATGCTTCTCTTCTTGGGTTTGAGCCTTAGGCTTCAGCATCTTCTGCATAGCTAGCAGAAGCAATAAGTTTGAGATGTTCATGGGGCAGGAGGTGGGTTGTCGATCAGATCTTGGATAGAGGTAACCACAACAGGGTCACCAAACATCTGCAGAGCCTGACTCATGCGGTAGTCATAGTCTCTGGTATTAGGGTCAATAATAGGGGCAGACCCAGTCACCTTGTTATACGTTGTGATGTATAACACGGTTTCAGGTTCAAGGTCAGCGACGTTGTACCACTGACCATTAAAATAGATTTGTTCCATTAGAGAAGGCCAGGTATCAGTCCGGTATTGCGTTTGATCTCGTCGATGTCAGTCTGGCTGACACCAGAGCCACTACCAGAGGACGAAACCACCTGCTGTGTCAGTGACGACGTACGCATACCGACCACCACCTGGAAGCTACCAATGGTGGAGGTGAACAGGGCTGCGTTATCAGGGATGGGGAATAGGTTACCGGAGACGATGAGCTGGTGGTCTTGTTCCATCGGCCGGATAACCCAGCCGTTTTGAAGGAAGAAGTATCCACCCACGAACACGCCACCACCTAGGGATTCACCACCCACAGAGCCAGCAAAGGCCGGCTCGAATCGCATACGCTCAGGATCATCTTGGAGCCAGTCCTTCCACCGAGAGTAGATCCCGTTAGCGGAAAAGGAGTACGTCCCGAGAGCGCAGCTAATGATTTTATTCGGGCCATCAAATGTGAAAGGCCCCTGAGTATTAGACATACGTTACACGGGGTTGTTGTACTGTCGATCGAGAACCTGAGTAATGGGCAGGGTAGAGTTTTCGGTTGTGTCGATGCCTTCCAGAATCTGGTTCAGGAAGCCAAGAGCGTGGATCACAATGTCCACAGAGTCTTGTTCAATGTCAAAGGTTTCCGACGTACCGGAGTTCTCAACACCACCCACCTCAGTAACACCGTCATAAACACGGACTTCGGTGTTGGGCTGGAGACCACTAATAGTCAGAGTAGTAATTCTAGAAGTACCAGTTGAGTCAGTACGGGTACCGATAACCGTCGCACCGTTAGCCAGTGAGATGGTTCCGGTTGTAGTGATGTCACCGATGTAGCGAGAAGACTTGATCGTGATGGTATTACCGCTAACAGCAAAAGCCGCAGCAGCCGTTGCGTCCACGACAACGTCAAATGCACCAGCGTCGATGGACGTACCGTCACGACTGACTAGCGTACTGGTTTCACCAGCAAAGTTGTCATAGAGGTACAACTTAGCCCGGTCATAGAACTGAGCTCCGTTATCAATCGTGCTGTAACCATTCACCGTGGTGGAGTTGGATTCCGTTACCGAAGTGTCGGGCAGCATAAACTGGTTAATGACATGACGCTCAGCCGCTAGGTAACCACTGGCGTCAAAGTTAAATGTACTCAGTCCGAACTCGTAACCACAGAACTTAATCGGAACATTCCTGTTAGTAAAGCGAACGTCCTTCGGGTATACACCGGCTTGATTAGTTGTAGCCACCGTGACAGCCACTAGGATGTCTAAGTCGGCCTCGCCATTGACATCTGTAGTCGCGTTGTAAACACGGTCGTTGGTGTAGTTAACGTTGGGCGTGGTAATCGTCCAGTCGGTTCTAATGCCGCTGTTGTTGTTGTCGATAATGTAGGCCTTGACACCTTGCTGATCAACCTGATCCAGGTCACGGACCTTGAGAGTTACGTCGAACTGCTCCTCTACAAGACCTTTGGAGTTAGTACTACTTGGGTTGTTAGCTACAACCTTGACGTCATAGGAGTTAATAAACTTACCCCACTTGGACAACCAGATTGAGAAGTCACCACCCATATCCACGCCCTGATAGTTCTTGAGCGTCAAGTATGTACCGGCAGGCACACCGTTAGTAAGAGCACTTCCCCCAGTAGCCCATCCTTTCTGAGAACTGTTGAAGACAACGTTGTTAAACTTTGAACCGGTTGGGTCATTTGCAACAGCTACCTGAAACGCATTGAGTTTCCACCCATCCACGTCGAAGTTAGATGCACCGCGAATGTGCAACACGATTTCATTGAAGGCAACGTTGGTAGTTTCGTTACCGTCCCACGCCGCATTTCGGATAATGGTGTTGCCGAAGTTGACATCCCATGTGTGAGCGGTAGATCCAAATAGTACCCCACCGTTTTGTGTGAAGTTTCCATATTGGAACCAGATACCCGTTGTAGGGACGTTTTGCCAGAACCCGTTTGCGGTATCGACTCCACAAAAACGGATGGCGCAGTTATTCTGATACGTTGTCGTACCGTTGGTGTTTCGGGTGTCCTCAATACGCAAATGGGAGTTGGCGGTGTGCAGCTTAATCACACCACCATAATTAACTCCTCGTTCAAGTATCAGCATCTCCTTTTCAGGAGTAATAGTCACATCACCGTCAATACGGATCCTAACGTTATTAGCTATCCTGTAGGTCGTAAAGGGGCGGTAACCAGTCGGGCTGTGCTGTGTAACAGTCACACCCGCTAAACCACTCAGGCCGGATAAGTCAGCATCCGTACCTGATTGTATGATCAAAGTGGAGCTGCTTAGAGTAAATGCCATGGGTGACCTCCTTATGGGTTGGAGTAGTTACGCTCCAGAGGTGACACAAGGGAAACAACGTTGGAGGTAGAGCGGGCGATGGTTCCTGTAGCGGACACGTACTGACCAGTAGCCAGGCCGATAGCCACAACAGTGATAGGAGCGTCGGTAGAGACAGAAGCAGCACCGCGCTGGACGTTGGCGTCGTAGTCGTAGGTGAGTGATACAGAGGTTGCACCGCCTACAGTGCCAGACATATCCACAGAGCTTGCATCCTGAACGGTGATTGCGCTGGCAGTACCGAAGTCACGACCGGTGTTGTCACCAGCGTCGTCATTGGTAAAGAACACACGCCATACAGCATCCGTATCAGAGACAAGGTTGCCGCCAAACTGAAGCTCGAGAGCAGCAGTAAAGGGGAACGCAATATCAAAGGGACCGCCGATGGGATCGTGCAGGATGTTGTTGGTATCCGCAGCAGCGAAGTTGGTCAGGAAGACACCTTCACGCAGCTTCAGCGTATCACCAATGAAGAAAGCAAGGTCGTCGGACACGTTGCCGATCTCAGTACCAACGCCGTCGTCGATGTCAGTGGCCTGACGCAGACGGTACTGGATGGTCTCGTAGATGCCCTCGATTGACTGACCGTTGCCATCAATCTCGACATCAAAGTTGTAGGACACACCACCGATCGTGCGACTAAATGGAGTCGCGCTGTAGGTGATGGTGATAGCGCTGTAAGGAGCGGCAGAGACCGTAGGGTCGCCCAGGGAGATCTTCAGGTCACCAGAAGTAGCCAGTGGGAAGCGATAGACCTGGAAGGTCATGTTCCCGGTCACACCGATGTCAGCCAGGGTTGACTGTGCATACTTATCGCCCTGCTTACGAGCGAACACAGTGAAGGAGGCACGGTCGTCAGTGCCACCGTTAGTGAAGATCTTGACGGCTTGGTTTACAGCACCAGCCAGTTGGAAGTTAGTAGCAGTACCAGCAGACTGTGCAAAGTACGGCTGGGTACCAGCTTCGAGGGAGCCCAGGGTAATGATCCCGGCCCACATCTCTTGGGTAGTACCGCTAGTGTCTACGACGGCCCAGCCGCCGGTACGGATAAGATAGCGGGAAGCATCGTTAGCGAAGTCCCAGCCATCCTTAAGTTCAAACTGTTCGTCCGTAATAGGAGTGAACGGGAACGGGTGGCGGATCAGAGCACTGTCATTCTTCCACTCTTCTTTAGCGAAGGAGTAGAGAGCCTTGAGGGTAACACCGTCTGTAGAGAGGTTACCGGCTTGGGACAGAGCAATGGTCTTAGCCGCCGTGTCAAAGGTTACTTCCGTTGACTGGTTAAGGTCATCGGGGTCAATAATTAGAGCCATTATGAAGTCGTATAGGAAGTGAGTACCCCAGCAGTATAGCTAAAGGTTTTAGTAATCGATTCTGTATCAGTCACGATGACAATAGAGGCGAGAGTACCGTCTGCGTTGTAGGTTAGAGTTTTAACAACGTCAGCACTCTCGACTCTGATCAACTGCCCTGCCTGATAGGTAAAAGTGGTATCAGCCCCGTCAGTACGAACTTCATCCAGCGAAGCGTAGTTAGGACCATATTCAAATTCAGCAGCAGTGACGATTCGCTGCCAACGTGTTGCAGGTCCGAACCACTCGTAAGTAGTTCCAGCTTCGGAGTATTGATCTCCTAGGCTGGGATTTGTTGGGAAAGGCATTGGATCTGTAGAAACGTTTCAACGTCCATAGAGCCTTTGGCTTGGTTACAAGAACGGCAGGCCGTGGCACAGTTAGACGCAGACCACCGTTCACCACCCTTCGACCTTGGGTGGATGTGATCAATAGTTAGATTTTCAGTAGAGCCGCAGTATGTGCAAGCATATCCGTCCCGAATAAATATGTTCTCCCTCCACATACGCTTCGCATCAGAAGCGCGGAAGGTGAGCATTTCGTGCATGAGGCTTCGGGGCGTGTCCATCGGTGGCTCATTTGTTTGAGGGTTTACTTCTTGGTAGAACGGCCATTCTTGCCGTTGCGGGAACGGTTACTACGCGAGGATTCTGAAACCATTCGTCCGTTCTTCTTGTGGGATGCGTCTTTACCACGACCTTTAGCCGTATTTACCATCCCGTTCTTCTTGCGCCAGGCGTGTCTAGCAGCCGCAGTCTTGTTACGCTGCCGTTTTTTAGCGCTGTCTGGCGCTTGCGATCCATAGTTCTGCTTTGAGTACTTACGGTCGTACGCCTTACGCTTTGCAGCGGCCTTAGGGTTCTTCCGATAGTACAGACTGGTCCTAGAATTACCGGCCATTGTTCACCTCATCAAAGGTCAGTTCCGGGATGGAGCCGAGGAGGCTGGCAAGGGGAGAACCCTCAACAGCAACCCCGGTCACATCATTCTTGGAAAGCCAGTCAATCGCAGCCCGTAGGTCAGCCGTAGTAGCTTCACCGGATTCAATGCGACTGATCAGCTCTTTAGTCAGAAGGCTATGGAGCAAGTCGAATTGATCTTCGTTTGCTCTCTTAGCCATGATCAGACGTTCTCCAGTCCTTTGATGACTAGCTCGATAGCTTTGTCGTCGAGCTCGGACTCGGTACGGTCAGCCAGGTCACGGAGGACTTGGACCAACACCTTACGACCCTCAGGGCCTTCCAGCCATTCGATCAGGGCATCTTTGGCCCAGA